CATCAACATCAAGATTAGTTCTTGCACCTGCTGCGCTTGATGCTCCCGTACCACCGTGTGCCACGGCAATATCAGTAGCTGCCCACGTACCTGTTGTAATAGTACCAACACCTGTGATAGATGTGTCCACATCGGTTTTAAATCCACTGATAGGGTATGTATCAATCGCCCTTGCTTTTGGATTTTCATAGCCACCAGAGCCTCCGGGATGAATAATAAACGCGTCAAGGGTTGAAGTACCGGTGTGCGTTGCCATATTATCAGCATCGAGTCTAAACTCAGTACCATTCAATACTAAACCGCCGTTTGACTCTGCTGTATATGTTGTATTGGTAAAAGAACTTGCAACCGTTAATTTTGTTGCACTTGTTCTTGTAACAGTAACATTAGATCCACCAGTAATTTCTACAAAATCATTCGTAGAATCTGAGCCAGCTAAGTTGATTTTTGTTGTACTAGCAGGGACTGATAAATCATAGGTTGTATTAGTGTCGCTTAAATCGTTATTAAATATACTAAGAGGAATTTCACTCGCAGCTTTTCTCTTTTGTACACTTGAACCGGTTGCAGGGACGTCTAATACAACAAACTCGTCACTGCCAGTGATGGAGGCTGTCATATCAGCCAATTCAGTAAGATCGACACTTACCGTTTGAGTCGCTCCGCTATCTGTGCTTGCTACATCTATCAAAGCACCAGGTGAGACGCTAGTGACTGCTCCAAGTTCTGCCCTGAGTTCGGCCGAGGAAATTCCTTCTAAACCATTCGCAGTGAACTTAGCGTAATCATTATCTTCAACACTAGCATGATCAATTTTTACTGCATTAGTGTCATTAATACCAAATGTAAGAGTATCTTGTTTGCCATTGAGCTGACCTTGAATACCTGATGTAACACCAGTGACATAGTTTAATTCGGTAGTTGAGGCAGTTGCTCCGTCAAGTTTGTTAAGCTCAACCGCGGTAGCATCAACAGCTGCAAGTTTTGTAAAGTCTGCTTTAACTAATCCACTGACATCGTCAAGAAGATTAAGCTCAGCTGCTGAAGCACTTACAGTTGTTCCATCCAACTTAAATGTGCCTGTAACATCGAGTGTACCACTTGCAGTCGTAGTTCCACTAAACGTTTTATTGCCGGTAACAGTTTGAACAGTATCTGTCGTAACATAATTCAGGCCGTCTCCTGCAATGGCTAAAACGGTATCACCTCCAGAGGATCCAGCTCCAATATAAAGTGTCCGGTCGTTATCGTTGAACGCTAATTCACCTAGCGATAGGGCAGCTGGCGCGCCGGAATTGCCTCCTGACGTATATGTCCTTCTTTTAATTCTAATTGTGTTTGCCATCGTTTCTGTAAGTTATATTTTTCTATTTATATATTTAAAAGTTTCCACCGTCCATAGAATCGCTATTAATAAATTTTGATGTGGTCCCATTATACTTTATTAAATCATCTTCGCCAACGCTTGTTATAGTAACATCGCTAAGCTGATTTAAACCAGTGTCAGTGAAAGTTTTTGTTCCTTCAATCGTTTGATCTCCTGTAGTTTTAACAACTGTATCATCAGTCGTACGAAGAACAGTACCATCGACAGAAATTGTTTTCGGAGCAGTTCCAGTATATGTTACGTCGCTTATTCCATCTCCATCGGTAAGAGGAGCTCCTCCTCCACCACTCGAAACTTGCTTAGGTATAATCTTTTTATCGGGATTAACCTGAGCGTTTATAGTGTTTTGTGTGGTTACCTTTGCTTTAATGGACATTAGTATATTATGTTTCTGGAGCAGAAGAATCAAACGTGACTCCAGGTGTAACGTCAATCTGCCCTTCTAAAACCCTTGTTATTACAGAAGGATTATCAGGAGACACAATAATAATATCATACACATACCGGCCAGGTTTTAGCCCTGCAGTTTGTTGTGCGGTTAAGTTAATAGTTACTACCTTAGACGTACTATCAACAGATGCAGTGAATGTCGCCTTTGTTGATCCATCATATGATTTAGCAACCTTACCTGCAGCAGTATAATTAGTAAGTATTAAACCTGGAGTATCGGATAGATCAATCGTCGTATTAAAGTTCGACCCTTGATCTATGAATAAGTTTGAAAATGTTGCCATATAATTATCCGCGGATGTGGTTTTCTATTTCGTATTGTGCTTCGTCAGGAGTAAAGTGATGTAAACTTGCGTTATTAGATCCTGTCATCGTCACCCATGGCAACTTAGTAATTGTTTTTGTTGATCCGGTAATACCGATACGTATATCCATTGAATAGCTTGGCACTACAGCGTAATCTTGAAAGTCGTAATCAGCAGCTGAAGATGAAATTGTTGCTTGCGGCAAAACAATGTGCATTTCGTTCTCATAATTCGAAATAGCAGATCCAAAGACTTTATTATTTTCCCAATCAATAACAATTGTTCCGAAAGTCATTTCTTCAGAACTGTCCCCTCCAACATCCCAATTCCAACGGCATCTCATAATTGTTTTTTCAACATTAGAAGCGAATGTCATTGGAAGAATGTTTGCCCAATCTAATGATGATGGAGCAGCCGTATTACTACTGTCGTAGATTCCCGCGGCTGCCAGGGTGCCGCCAAGGCCTGCTGAAGAAGGAGAGAGGGCTGTAGTAGAAGTAACACAACCAGCCAGCTCGTCGGCTGAATGTCCTGGAAAGCCAGTTCTTCTGTCCGAGGTGGCAGAAATCAGTCTATATGTTTTAGAAAATTTAAGACTATCAACGTAAGCTTCAATATGATCTTTAACAGCTTTAGATGTAGGAATTGTATCATCAGAATCTTGAAGACCTGATGCAGTAACATCAATTTCAACCTGTGCAACATTGCCATTGCCCGATCCAACCTTACCTAAAAGTTTATTGCCTGCTACTTGTTGTACCTTACCAAGACCAATTGAGTTATTAGCAACATTAGAATTATCAACTTTATTCTCTAAAGAAGTTATTTTTTCGATGATGCCGTTCGTCTTCTTTCTCCAATCGTTTAGATTATCACTAAGTTCAACACCACCCGCTGGTGAGTCAAATATATCAAAATTTGTAGAATCCATTGCCATGTTACTATTTATCTAATATTAAAGTGTTAAGTATTTGTTTTAGCTCGCTAATTTCAGTCTTTAGAGATTCTATTTCTTCTTCTTGAAACTGTTGTTTTTGACTATTTTTCTTTGCCGACATTCTTGCATTATAAGCCGATTCATCTTTATTAATAAGTACTCCTCGACTTTTTCTTATAAATTTGCTTTTCATTATAGAGATGCAATAATTCTAAGGTTCTTAATTTCAGGGACGTAGGCCAGATTTGAAGATCTAAACAGAATTTTAATAGCAACTTGATCAAATTCTTCGCCATCATTAGATGAACCTTCGTAATGTACTTCACCGAATTGATAGTTAGAACTCACTGGAACTATACTATCTGTTTCAATCTTAGTCCACGGAATAGCATCGAAAGATTTGCCAGAAGTTCTATCACCAAATCTAGCATAAACTTCAATCGATGTAGATTCATCTGGTCGAACAGCATCAAAGTAAACATCAACTTGATCAGAAGGATTTTCGAGTTTAACACTCTTTGTAATATACCTTGCAGCACATTGGCCGTCATCTTCTGTTGTTTCAAACTCGTTTGAGTCGTTAACAATATTATCAAATGTAACGAGGGAAATACGATCTAAATCGACCACCGGGGAAATTTTAGAATCGGTTGTAGTAAGCTCCGCTTGAAGTTTTAGCTGATCTATACCAGACTCACCGTGTCCACTATTAAAATCATGTGTAACACGCTTACCTGTATAAATCAATTCTCCGGGAAATACTGTATATGCATCAGTTGCACTATCATTTAATGTATAATCAACACTTACTTCAGGAAGAAGCATATCTTGAATAATAGGAAGATATGCAGAAGCTTTCCAAACATCTCTTTGGGCTTCGGCCGTTGCGGTTGAAACAGGAAGAAGGGTTTGTGGTGCTCCACCATTATCGGTTAAGGTAATTAATGCCCCTGGGCTTCCACTATTATCTGCTCTTAATTGAATTAGGTGGCTGTGAGAAACTTCATTTCCATTAGAGTCAACTGTTAATGCGTGGTATGTATCTCCGTCCGTTAAACCACCAATTTCGTTTCCACCATTCTTTTTATAGGTAAATTGTTGACCGTTAACTGCTTCAAGGACATTAGAAGGAAGAATGATTCTATTATTAGGATGATCAACACCTGTATCATCAGCTTTAATACTGATTTCACTAGGAGCAGCAATAACAACATCAGGAATAGATGTATAACCAGCGCCGTTTGTTACAACTTCGATATAATCAATAACTCCTCCTTTTTTAATAAAGGCTTTAGCAGTTGCTTGATTTTCACTTGTAGCTCCTCCACTTGTTACTCCTCCAATAGTTATTTTAGGAGGACCACCAAGATAACCAGAACCTCCGTTAGTAACATTAATGTATGTGACTTGCCCTCTTTGTGGTGAAAGGCCTGTGAACAATCCTGTCTGAGAAGTGGTTTTAAAATCAGCCCTGTTTAGTGTAAACTTAAGATCTTTATTTTGATCAGGTGTCCATGTTGATGCGTTCTGACTCTTAAGAAGAACACCCATATTGACATTCTTATTAATAGTTTCAGCATTTGTTCCAACATCTGTGCCACCAACCTCAGCGTGCCATACTCTGTATCTTGCGCTATTTGATATTAGAACGATAGCATATTCAACACCAGGCTGTAAGTAAACTGGTGTATCAAACATAAACTTTGTTGCCAATGCCGCAGTAGCATTCGGAATGACTGCTCCAGGAAGCTTAGTTACTCGTGAGAATGGAATTGTTTTTTGTGTAGGAATTCCATTCTCAACCGAAACAATACTCAGTTCAACAGGTAAGTTAGGATCTCTTTCTTGGAAGAAAATATCAACTGAAGAAAGGAAAATGCCGGTAGGCTCATTTCCAATCATAAATGTTTGTGCAATAGGATCTCTACGAACCACACGTGAACTTATTAGCACGTTTCTTCTTTCTTGAAGACGTGTTCTTTCTAATACAAGCTGCCGCGTTGAAAGAATTGTTTGTTGACGAGTTTCTAATAATCCTTTAGCATGGTAAGTACTTTCAGCCGAGGAAAGTTCTAAAACTCTGTTATTAAGTGCACTGTCGGTGAGTCGAACTTGTCGTGAACCTGTACGGAACCTGAGAACATCGTTATTAGGAATAACAAACCAACCATCAACTTCACCAGCATCATCTGAAACTATTCCTGAGTTAATTGACGGTGTAGCTCCTGGTGACATAAGAGCAGGTCCTTCTAGGCCTTCGTATCTTGTAACATCTGTTCCTCCTACGGCCGCAACCTCACCTCCGAATTGAACAAATGCTTCATCGTCAGTAGCGTAAGATGTAATGTTAACATCATCAAAATAAAGGAAGAAAGTAGTATTCGGCTTAAGCATACTTGCTTTAAAGTGCACCTTTCGAGAACGAATAAATGGAACAAAGGTGACATTCAATACTCTATCATCAATTACTTCTCTTTGGAAGTTTTCTACAAGAGATGTTTGGATACCTTCTCGCAATTCTCTACGGAATGTGTCGATACGTCTCCTTCTTCGGGAAACGCGTGTCCTTGTGCTAAACGTATCTGTTCTTCCCGTTCTATTCCAGAATGACCACCGAGCTGGTGACCATTCACTTTCCCATTCATTCCACTCTGTGCCTAATATGTTTGGATCATTTGCAATCTGTTGTATAACAGCGCTATTATCACCGTCAATGTTTGTGATAATTTCAGGAACATTATTAACGTCTTTCCATTCATCACTAGATGGTGAAAGTTCAAGGTTCCCGCTCCAAGTTGCAACATCATAAGGATTAACACTAATGTGATCTGAAGCATATGGTTGATCAACTAGTACCTTTTCAATAAAGTCAAGTGTAAGAGAATTTTTACGTTTTCCAGAATATGATGTAGTTGAAATGGTCTCACCGTTCCAAGAACTAACAGGCTCTCCGTTCCCACCCATTCCGCTAATATAACTCCACCGAGCATTATCGGAAAGATACATCGGACGTGCTGTAAAGTTATCTCGATCAATTGCAGCGCGATAACCAGAACTATTAGTATCTCCAACGCCGTGTCCTCTAAACGAATCAGTAATAATACCACCTTTAAATCTTGGAAGACCGTCACCATCGTTGATTTGTGTTTCAGTAGCTTCAGATTCTAATTGTGATAATGCTGTGTAATATTCAAGATTGTGAATACGCTGTTCAAGACCACCAATATCACTCATCGTATATCTACGATTTTTGGCTACATCAATTTCCAAATCATCAAGCGAATATAAATACCCTGGCTTTTCAATTCTGTAAAGTATTAAAGAATCCGAAGGTATTGACGGATATATTGGATTTTGAGATGCGTTACCTTTTACATATTTAAGTTCACCTAGCTGAGATAAAGCTATAATATCTCGTCGTGCTTTATAGTAAGTAAAATCGACATTAGTAATTGAATTTGGTTTAGTCTCTCCACCTTCAGTAGAAATTTCAATTGATTGTCTAAAGTCTAAACAATTTGATAATTTAAGATCTTCATATTGTGGAATATCTTCTAAATCAACAAGTGTTGAACCATTAGATTTATAGTATGAATTAGCTGCAAATACTCCAGATGTTGTATGAGTATAATGATCAAAACTAACAACTACAGCTGCAGATTTTAAACTTTGCGATCCTTTATAAACAACTTGTGAAAAACCATAATGTGTGTCGGATTGTCCGCTAAACAATTCAAAATCAGAAACAGGCAACAAATCGTTTCCATCGTGTGTTACACCAGTAATACTATATACATCCACTTTATTCAAAGTAATAATATCGCCATGCCCTAAAGTCCGTGTTTCTGTATATGTTGAAGACGTTTGTGTTTTAACACCTAGTTCTGCTTTTACTTCAGCAGGATAAAAAACTACAATAGCATCAGTATTTGAAGGAGCAGTTGTTCCACCTGCCCGCCTAAGTTTAATTGTGGCAGTTGTACCACTAATCGTAACATCCTTTGCGAATGTTTCGCCATCTGTGCTATCAGTTCCGGCATTAGCCTGAACAATTACATAATCTTCTGGATCTGTACTTATAAAATTTTCTCCGGTTCCTGCGGCAATTGTAATAACCCCGGCCGAAACATGAGTAGCCGCTTTACGTCTCTGAACAATACGTTTTGAATTTGTGTCGTTGATTTCTTTTACATCGTATCCTCCAAGAGGATACACCATCCGCGAAGCATTTTCACCAGTATCTTTAAGTTCAAACCCGGTGCTATTTTGTAAAACTGTATTTGATTCAGCATCAGTAGCACTAGGATCTAACGCAAGAGCTTTCGCTTCTTTAAGCTTTTTACCGGCTATTAATTGTATATCAAATATGTAAAGCCTTTTAGAAGCTTGCGCTCCTGTTGGTGCCGGTGTGCTAGAAATGTTATCAAGACCATTTTCAATTGCATGAATTCTGCAAGTGCCAATTACCACGTTCGAGTCAGAACCAGTAGCAGCTTTAAAAAGTTTATATTGTTTATTCGGAGCAAACTGAAAAAGATTAACATCAGCAATTTCTATTTTTCCTGCGTTATTATTACCATCATTAGAATCAGTAAGTGATCCTTCAATAAATTGTCCACGATTAGTTGATAGCTTATAATTAGTTTCAGTTCCTTCATCAGAAGATTCTCTTCCTTTATCGCAAACAACATCCTGTTTATCTTCAAGCTCTACACGATAACCTTGGACATATGCAACTCCGGGTTCAACACCTACAACAAATCTTTTCTTACCCTCAGTCGTAGCAGTTGCAGTATCAGTAACATTTGGAAGAAGAGCGTTTGCTTCTGATCCATTAAATATCTCAGCCGCTGTATATTTACCGCGGTTACCAGAAGAGTCATTAAAGTATTCACGAACTTCGTTCTTAAATGGATTAAGAACATATGAACCACTTTCTTCTTGAGTTCTTTCTGCAAGTGCTTTACCAAGCTCGCCATATTCAGTACGAGCAGGGTTTACAACACCATCTTCTTTAATATCAAGAAGGTTAATACGCTGCTGACCACTTTCAACATTATCGTCATCTAAAGGAATAAACTTAAGATCGAGGGAAATTTTATAACGATCCGCACCGGGCGCATTAATATTTGGCTCGCCATTTGCGTTATCATTAAGTGAAGAATCTGCAGAACTTGTTACAACACTTTCCGTGATATCAAACACAGCAGAACCACTTAACTTAGAAATAACACCAGTATTATCGACTGCTTTAACAGAAAAAGCTGATGCAGCATCAGTATGAACAAAGTGGCCTTTAATAAAAAACACACCTTCATCTTGAAAAACACCACCTGCATAAGCAAGAACACCTTTATTAGTTCCACCAACATTTACGTTGTATGTAGCAAAATTTTCAGTATCAGTAATTGGAGAGTTGGATACACCATTGAGATTGATACTTCCACCTCCATCAATTGAAAGAGCAAAAACATTATTATTTGAAATATTATCAAAATCGTCTCCCCCTATTGGTTTAAGATAAAAATAATAACCATCAACATTGTCCGTAATCTTTTCAGCTTTTAAGATCTTAGCTCTTTTGGTGCCGAGGGTTATCTCTTTACCAGCCAGAGAAGTGAGCTCTGCTGCAGTTATAATAGCTGAACCAAGAGTAACACCAATTCTTCGAATACTTGAATCATATGTTGTATAACCTCCTAAAACTCGGTCGCCTTCTTTAAATATGTGACGACCAAATTTATCAATCTGATCTTGAATATTAGATTGAAGCTGGTTAAGCTCTCTTACTTGAACGCTTCTCCCAGGACGAAATAAGATGCGAAGATATTTATTATCTTGATCAAAATCATCAAAATGGGGTGTGTCAGAATATGTGGTGATTGCCATAAAATTTATTTATTATAATTGTATGATAAGCTTTACTTCTTCAGTTTGAGAAGATCCGCGTTGGAATGGTGCTCTATTCTCATGAAAAATAACTTCACCGTTTGTTATACCAGTCGGAGGAGAGTCATACGCGTTATACTCTGGTCTGTATGTACCTACAGTGTCTGTACTTGCGATTGTAGACGAACCTGATTGAACTCCAGTGACTGGTAGAGGATCAATAAAATTAACATCAGGATTTGAATTCTGGTGATAGTAAAGATTCTTTGTAGCAGCATCGTAATAATCAAAATAGAACTTAGCAGATCCGCACGTAAGAACATCACCTTGAGAAAGACCATCAATAACTGAAGCACTTGGTGTACCAGTGAGCTTAACATATTTAAGAGCATCCAAAACACTTTCACCTGTAGCACCAGAAGTTTCGTTTTTGTCTGTGGGATTCTCTCTTGTAAAGTTTTTTAGAAGTGATACCTGTCTGAAATCAATAATTGCTGCATCATTGTCAGTTTCTTGATTTACAAACTCAGCTGTAAGACCAACAAACCATGTTGGAAGAATATTGATTGCGTTAGCAGCATAACCATCTACAGGCGCAACAGTAGCATGAGCTGTTGCTCGTGTTCCACTTGATGCAGCGATCGCAACTGTCACATATTTAACACGACCTGGTATATCGACGGGCGAACTTAAATGATTGGTATCAATGTGATCCCAATAGCTTTCTGAACCGTCAGGGTATGGACTTTGGTCCGCGTCAACCAAATCTATGCGAGTAACAGCCCCACCGTCTACAATTGCTCGAGCAGTGATACCGGTATCGACCACATCACCATCATAATCAACTGCTGTGATAACTACTTGTGGAGGGTTGCTATATCCGCTTCCTCCATTCGTAATTCCAATGTGGCTAATAAGGCCACCGGTTTTTTGTTTTTCAGCAGGCTGAACATTAGGCGAACTATTAATAGGAACAAACTGATTAGTTACAAGAGGATCACTACTATCAATATTAGCAACGTGCGCCCAAACATAACCTTGCGCATCACCTTTAGCAGTAACTCCATAAGTGGAAGCAGCTGCTGGTTCTGTAGTAGAACCGGCCACTGCAGTAAAATTAGATGTTGTAGCAGTGTTAGAAAGGCAAAGATAAACTTTATTATTGTTTGTTACTACACAAGGATAAAGATCGCCTGAGGTATAAAACATATCATCATCAGCTTCGTCATAAACCTTATACTTTCGGCCTGGTGTCCATGGGTTTTTTGCAATAAGCTGTTTAACACCTGTAGCTGCTACGTCTTTCAATACTGAAAGATTTGAAATAACATCATGATCTTCTTGAATTGTTCCTTCTGGTGAAGGCGGCGAGAATCCAGTAGTGCTTTCTAAATTGCCATTAGCATCAGCTTCCCAAGGATCAGCTTTACCAAGACCAATAGAATATCGGTTATTAGTTCTGTATGGCCAGGAAGTCGCGCTTGGGTTTTCTGATGATGAATCAAAATTTGAATCAGCAGAAGCTTTTATATCGTTCACTAAAAGTCTAGCTTGATTTCTACGAAAATCGTCTGTAATAATTGCAGGCATAAGTTGTTTCTATTTAAAGTTATTTATAATGTTTACGCAAGGATATTTTATTCTTGTACACAATTTTCTACACCACCAACCAAGGTACAAACTTCACTGCCCTTTGGATATTTAAGTTCAACTGATGGTTGCGGTGCTTCTTCGGCGTCAAGTCTATTTGCTACATATTCTTGCTGGTATTCATTAATTAGTGATGAAAGAGGTTGTTGAAAAATGTTTAATTTAGAAAGTTGTGTTGGATCATCCCAAAAACCTCTTTCGTAATAATGAGCAGCGTTAATTTGGTTTGACCAGTTGGTTGATACATATTGCATCTTCGCTTTAATACCAATACTACGATTTAAGTTATTAGCGTTAGGCCTTCCAAAAAGTGGAAAGTAGTTTTCTGCAACTGAAATAATTTGCTCATTGATGTATGTTGAAAACCAACCTGGTTGATATCTTGGTGTGTGTGAACCTTCGTATGAATCAAAACCGCGAAGTCTAGGAGGCCTTAAAGACGCGAACCATCCTTCAGTGTCATCGGGTGTTTGTTCGTATTTTTCAAACTTATCCCATCGGCTATTTGAATTAGCAAATATGTCGACTAAAACAAAAAATTTCATACCAGCCGGATGTACTAATCGTTGGAATGCGCTTTCCCACCTTGAAGCTTCAACATTAGTTCTAATCCTATAACTATAATCCTGCCAAAAGTTCGAATCTTGAATTTTATCAGCATTTGACAGAAATCCTGAATCCTTTGTATAGACGCCACTAACACCTTCACCATTAAATGTTCCTGCAGAAAGTTTAAATAAGTTGTCTCCTGGATAATAAACATCAACTAACGAATCAAACATTATTTGAAAGAAAACACTAACACTTTCTGGTGTACCTTTTATTCGATAATAGTGAACAATTCTTTTATATAGAGTATTGCGATCAACAACATTCGAATTAGGAACGATCTTAGCAATTTCACTTTGAATAGCATCTAAATATTTTTCAGATGTTACATCAATATCACCTTCATCAATAATATGATCTAGCTCATAGGAAGCATATCCTTCACGATTTAAATAGCTATAATATTCCTCCATAAAGGAAATAAGATTCGCTGCAGAATCACGAAGATATTGCGGAACCAATTCCCGAACTTTGTCTCTTTCGTGATTTGAAGGTCTATAATTTGCTATTGAAGTGTGCATTAATTCTAGCGAGGTGTTGTTACATAATCATCTATACCTGAGGTTCCTCGGGTTGCGATAGTGTCGACAGTAGATGTAATATTAGTGTTTTGTAAATCAATTTCGATTATTTGATTTCTCTTAGGTGCGATGTCATTTGATTCGGGTCTAGCGAATAAAGTAATTATCGTATCTGTGTCAACATTAAAATCATTAATTTCTATAATACCTGTTGAGGTATCAATTGTTCCAACATTTCTAGCATCTACAACTTTAACCCCGTCAGAACTAAAAAAGCAGCGCGATATGCTACGAATATTTTCAACACTTGTTTCTTCATCCTGTAAGTAGTATGTGATTCCTCCACTTACAAAACCGCTTGTTGAGATTAAAGACTCTGTAGGATCAGAAGGATTATCAAGAGGGAAATTGAATTCTAATTTGTATGTTGTCGTATTTGCGTTTCTAGCTATGAATTTTTTCAAACAATAAACACGGGCGTATGAACTAACGATAGAAGGATCTAAGTCACTAATGTATTCTAAGAATTGCGAGTAGCGGAATACTCCATCGAATGTTTCAAGATTGTCGTCGCTAAACTTTGAAACACCATCTCTGACTAACGCTGAAATGCTACCAGCACCTTTATTTGTAGTAGCAGAGTTGTAGTTAACAAAAATATCAAAATAAATAAATGTAAATTCAGGATCTACGAATTTTGGTCGAACAGTTAAAATACCTTTTGAATCTAAGATAGGAAGTAACGTATTTTTTTCTGTTTCTGTAAGTGTTGCCGCATTTGCTGGTTTAGCTGAAATAAATACTCGGCCGTATTCTGGAGGATCGTTATCTTCTCCGCCCCATACTGAAATTGCTACTGCTGTTGAGTTAGAACGAATTAATGCTTTATAGTCATCAGTTGTAACTGCTCGGTTTTGGGAAAGAAATTGTAAAGGCGCGTTTGATCGAATACTTTCAACACTTTCCTTGCTGCCTCCACCTGAAGATGCCCCCGCAATACTAATTGTTGGTGCGGGCGATAAGCTAGTGTTTGTAAATACAGAAACTCCATTTGCTGCAGCACCTTTTGTGGAAAGATATTTAATTTGTATAACAGAACCTGGGAGAGGTTTCTTACCAATAACATTGTCTCCAAACGAGATTTCAAATCTTCCGTTAGGATTTTCATTAATAAAGTAAACATTTGAATTGCCATCAATTCCAGGCAACTCAGAAAATTGTGTGTATGTTTCTGTTTGTGTAGTACCGATTGAATCACTTACGCTAACAACAATTTTTGAACGATCAACATTGACATCTGGTATTTCAAATTTAAGGTTTGCTACTTTATCATCAAAAAGATATTCCTTTCTTTTAATTGCACCTTCATGCGCAGAAAACGGCAAAGTAGGATTGTCAACATCATCAAATACAACAAACGAATATGATTGATTATTAAGAGTATCAGTTGCTGTAAATGTTGTACCTTCTTTAATTTCTGTAATAGAAGAATCTAAATTGCTTAATGTTATTGTGATAGCAGCAGCAGAAACACTTTTTGGTGTGTACCCTAATGATTTCGCACGAGCTACAACATTCTTACGAAGTTGGGCCGAAGAAATAAATGTTTCATTCGCAGCAAGGTGTGCAAGAACAGCATTATAGTGTGTGTTATGGGCAAGGATGTCAAGAATAAGATTTAAACCAGAACCATCAAAATCAAAATCCTTAAATGGACTATCAGTAAGTTTATAGTAATTTTTAATTTCGTCTTTAATCGAATCGAAATCAAGTTCAGTAATATTGAATTGTTTAATGGCCATAGTTTTTATCTAATTCGGTCGAGGTAAAAAGACACCTCGGTGTTTATATTTGTATTCCTTATTTGAAAAATGATAGTTGCAAGAAGTCTGTTATAATCTGCATCCAATTGTATTTCAACCTTTGGATCAGTGACACGAGGTTCGTGTTCTTTGATAACACGAAGCACTTCGTCTCGTATACCAAGAGCTGTGAATTGATCAGTGTTTTCGAAAAGATATTGTGTAACATTACACCCAAGTTCAGGGTGAAACGGCCGGTCGGAAAAATTACTTAGCACAAGTATCTTAACAGCTTGTCGTATTGCCTGAATATCTGTAACAGGACGAATGTCTTTTGTGTTTGGATGAGGAATAAAATTAAGTGGGATGTCAGCAAAAAGACCAGAAGAGTCTACAGCAAGATCTCTTGGTGCTTGCTCGTTAACATTGAAATCTGATCTTAATCCCATATTACTATTTATATCGAAACTACCCCGATTACGTCAGGAAGATTACCTTCTCTTAATATTAATTCTTCATATAATCGAATACCTTCTTTTACATTCACCTTTGGATCAAGAAGCTCCCGAATATTCACATTTGGACAGGTCAGTGGATTAATACTAAACAGGCCTAAGCGTTGAACTTCTTTCAAATTGCCTGTTGAGGAATATGATCGAGTGGTTGTTATAAAGTTTGCGTTTAACTTCGAAGACTTTTTCATAAGAGATATGAAGTAGTTCGCATATTCTTCAGGATCACCATTAGTGACTTTATGGACTACTGAATTTCCAGGAACAAATTTATTGAGCTTCGATGCACGAACTCTTTCTTCGATTTCAACACGAAGAAACTTTTCCCGCACAATTCCATTTACATCTGGTTTAAGATAGATTGATTTCATAAGATTAATTGTTGATTATATAGAGTCTTTATTTACCCCGCTATTTCAAGGTGCGGTCCATCGTAAAAGGTCTTAAAGTCACCACCCCACTTAACTGTTACACCTTGCTCTCTACCAGCTTGTTGAAATAATCTAGCCATTTTTTCTAACTCAACTGGATCATATAATGTACCCTTAGGATTACGGTTATTGATACCTTTGCCCTTTTGCCACACGATATCAATTGCGCGACCTGTTTGATGCTTAGATCGTCCACCTCTCACGTATGTTACAATCGGTCCTGGTGTAGTTCGGCCCTGAGCATATAATTGATTCTGTCTTTCTGGAGAACGATACCCTTCAGTAATTCGGAAGTCTGCTCCTAATTCTCTTGCTCTTTTTATTATCGAAGGCCATCTTGGATCTAACCCTTCTTCAGCTTTCGCTTGAGGTGTTGCAGTGCTTGTTACAGGAGTAGAATCTTTTTTCGCTTGAGGTGTTGCAGTGCCTCTTACACGAGTAGAATCTATTTCCCCCGCAGTAATTTGTTCAACAATGGCAAGAAGACCTACTACTAATATTTTCTCGTCAATAAGACTATGAAGTTTATTAATAAGTTTATCAAAGAAGTTTACGTCGTCTTGATCTACAGTACTAACGATAGCGCCTGGATAAAGCGCACCCTTTTCAACATATTCAACAGGAGTCCATAATTGAACAGACTTTATATCAGGAGTGATTTGTGAATTAGTTGATTTAAATAGTGCATTTTCGATTTGTTCTCTTGCTCCAGCAACTAATGATTCAAAATATTGTATTCTATAATAATCTTTAAAGGTATCCTTTTCTTCTAATTTTAGCCATGTTTGCAAGCCCTGGATGCTTCCCTGCGCCTTCGCCGTCTGATATTCAGGCGTGTGAAGCAGGCGATCATGTCTTGTTGTAATCGGTTCCTTCTCAGAATAATTTACACCTTCTGTCTTATTTTGGTTCGCTGTGGTGTTATCCGGTCTAAATCCTGTCGGATTACTACGAACTTCGTCATTCGTTCTATTTCCACCTGTAATATCAACAGCGTCTTGACCACGTGTTAAGCCTTGCCTTTTAAAATTGTAGATTTCTTCGAGCCCTCCGGTCTGTTTTCCAAACTCATCGAATTTAACGTTCTCGGCACTAATACGAATCGATTCTATCTCAGGATCTCCGAGATAAAACCCTTCTGCTGTCGGAATGTTATCTTTGGGATCCCTTATAATACGGTTGACACCCGCGTCATCGATATAAGATGCTATTCCCGTTACTGGGTCAATAAAATCTGCTGCTGAATTGCTCGTAAAAGCGCCCATTCCATCGAAGCTTTTTGGAATATTATCTTCCCCCAAAATATTTGCTAAATCGATTCCTGCCTGATCGACATCTGAAATAGGCTCAATAGATCCACTATTCGAAGATTGAGAACCAAATTGAATAAAAGGATCCAATAACAACTTTCTCCACTCCTCATTATAGATCTCGCGAGCAGCTCTCGCCATTTCCTCGTTATAACCAGTATTGTTTTGTACATCATCCTGCGACACACTATCCTGAGGCATTGGTCTTATAAATCCTCGCTCGGCCGGCACGATAGGCCTATCTGGCGGACTCGGAGCTTTTTCCTTCTTGACTAATTTACCATCATCATCTGTCTTAGCCTTATCAGTAACAAACTGACATATATCGAATCCTCCGAGGTTCCTCACACTATCAATGACACCTTCGATATCGTCAACAAGACCATCCCACTTTTCTACTAACTTCTGATACGCATCTTCTCCCTTATCCTTTAGATCACTAATATCCTTAGCCAGATTTTCTATTTGAGTAGTGTCTGGTAGCATGTCATTTAAACCGTCCTTAAACCCCTGGACCATTTCGTCGATTTTAGAAAGGCCTATTGAGTCCACTGCGGAGTCGACTGCTGCCTTCACACTATTCTTTAATTCGTTGATTGATGGTATATCTATGTCACCGACTTTAAGACCTAAGTCTGCAAGGTTACCACACTTAGTTATATCTAAACCTGGGAACGCACCAGCGACTGCACCATACACAGCTAATGCATCTTCTAAACTTGGTGTATCGTCAAAGCCATCACCATTAGTATCGCCCGGTATATTTCTGTATTTCGTTTGTGGTTGCATTGCTTCAACAGTAAACGGATAATCGTTTTCTATATCTGCTGGATTCGAATACACTTTACCTGCTCCGTTTGATGCATCATAAGCGGTGGCAAATAATGTTTTATATGTGCTACCGTGTGTAGAATGGATCCAATCAGATTCCGCACCATATAGTGTTTGGAATTGTTCGTATGTTGCGAACGGTGCAAATATTCCCTGTATAGCATCTCCATCGTCGCCATTAGTACTTGTCAATAGTGTTTGTAATCCTCCCCAACCAACTAACCATGGTGCATACTGACCATTTGATACCGCAAATCCTCCCCATACACCTGGTGTATCACCCCATTTATCTGCAACAATTTCTTTATATCTTCGACCAGTGTCGTAAAAACCTGACTTATATCCATCAGACGCATTCGCCACGTGATTATATTGCCCTGCTACAGTTAATGGATAATAAGGTCCATCAGTCACAGTACTAGCTGCAGCCGCCATATTATCCGTTTCTACACTTGCACTAGTGGCCGCATTTGTTATTTCGCCTACACTTCCATTCAATAATGCTGGATATGCAATATTATTACCTAATTGATACTCTACCTCTGGATCTGGTACTACATCGATAAGTATATAAATTGCTCTATTCGAATATTCTCGGTACCAACACCAAACAAAATTACCGGTGCGTACTACAGTAGGAAAGTTTTCAACATTATCCCATGAATCAATAGTATTAGTATTTAAAGACCATTGTGTTATATAGTCATTATTAATACCACGAGCAATTACCTCAGCGCTTCCTTTTGCACTGAGTGTATTAATAGTATATGGATAATTAACTTGTTTTGACATTGGTGTATATATGTATTATGATCCAGGTGCTGTGCCTCCTGTTGATGGTGCTGTATCAATTCCACCACCAGCATCTCTTTTACCGTTATTCTGTCTATGGACGTGTGTTATAAGAGAAACATCCCCGCTCCCAGCTCTAACATCTCCGCTCACTTGCTGTATTGGAGTATTTATAATAAGTTTTTTAGGGCAATTAATTTTCATACCAGCGTTACTACTGATATGTTTGTTCCCAGTAACCATATCTTTATGGTCGCCATTCACAGTAGTATCTAACTTTTTAAAGGTTATTTCAGTATCAGCAGAGTTAAAAAACAATTTAGTCTCGGGCCCTTTAACGTCGAGGCCCATGTCTCCTTTAATATTCAGACCATAGTCGTCTGTTATATTAATAGTTTGCGATTGCTTTACATCGAGAAAATCAGATCCGTCTAACATAATTTCTCTTTTACCATTGCATTCGGTCTGTATGTTTCCTTTAACTTTAGTCTTAATATCTTTGTCGACCTGTATATGCATGGTACCGTCGATATCGAGTACATAATCACCTCCGCATTTAACATTTATGTCTCTATCGACGGTCAAATTGCAATTTCCAACTATATAGACAGTGTTTTGTTTTTTGTATACAGTAAATCCGTCTCCGGTTATATGTTCTATTTTTTCTCCGTCTGCCGTTATATCAGTGGCTGTCCCTGACCTATGCATGTGTGAATATCTTTCATGGCCGGGAGTGGAATCGTATTCAACAGCGTGTCCGCCTTTAAATACTTCTGCATTATTATATGGATATACTGGATTTGCGTAATCTGCTGGATTAGGAGTGGATATAGATTGCTCTTCGGGTAGTTCTTCCCCTTCGTTTAGTGCTGATAATGCTGGTTTTCGAGCAATAGGTATATTAATTGTCCGATTAGCTACTCTTTTATTTTGTAGATCTGAAACTGTTGTAACTGGTGTGTCACTACCAGCGACTGGAGGATTTATTCTCCTCGGATCACTAAATCCTGTATTAATGCTTGGTGGTCCACCGCTATTTCCTGCTACTGTACCAAGTATTAATGCTTCCTGTTCGTCGCTGCCATCAATAAAAAGACCGAACACCCATGATCCTGGCTGTGCACCGATTGTTTTTCCTTGTCCAGCAATACCAGGATTTGTCATTGGCATAACACTTGTATACCATGGCAAGTTTTTGACCGGCATGTCCTCGTAACTTTCGCTGTGCTTGCCAAAAATACGAACTTTAACGCGTCCAAGTTTCTCGGGATCAGAGACATCCTCGACAACTCCAATAAAAAATTGTGGGTTTTGTATCATAAATTTTCTGTAGGTTGTATAGAATCAGTTTTTGCTACGACTTCTGTCGTATGGGTTCCATCCATAAATGTATGCATCGTACTAAATATAAGGTAATCACCTGACAAAACCTTATCGTAAATATCGTTACGATTTTTAAGAGCTTCAGGCGATGTTGATTTTGGAAAAAGTAATTGTATTGTTCGTCCAGGATTTAAAAGTGGATCACCCATAACTTCGAATTTATGGGAACAAGCATCGTAGTTTGCCATATACGCCTCTGACCTATGCTTCTGCAACTTACTCAATTGCCCCATCGACGACTCTTTTATGAATTCGTTCACAGTGTCAAACAAAAGATCGAACCCAGAGCCCTGAAACATCCCAGCCAAACCTTCCAGCGCAGACATACCAACACTACTAACTTCCTGGGCACTGTTATTTACAAAATGGTATTGCACCCTTGCTTGCGATGCTTGACTAAGTGGTTCTTCGATATCTCCATTAATCGGCGCAGTACCTACTCGAGGTAGTTTTTTTGAAGTCGTGTGTTCTGGGTTTATATCAAGTTCTAAATTTAATTTGACTCGGTTCCCCGCGCCTATCCCTGCCATCGCAGAGGCACGGGAAGGTCCGGCCGGGTCAGGCACTTGATACTGACTAGATGGTGCATACCATTCTTTTCTACTTAAATTAATATAGCGATGTTCAGATGCAAACGCTCCTTTTTTTGCTTGTAACGAAGGAGACAAACCGATATTAGAGGAAATTTTTAAAATCTGCGAGGATCTTTCAAAATAGTTTATTTTTGAATTAGGGTCAGACCTCAATTGTTTATCGTTATTAAATGTTCGATAAACTTTGTTTTCCTCGCGGTCATTAATAAAACTCAAAGGTGAAAGGTACACATTACTAGATAAATCTTGATACAAAAAGTATGGTGTTTGGTTAAAATCAAAGGCAGATTCTACCAATTTTTGACACGCTCTAATTGGATTTTGCAAATTTAAATTCCCTTTATATGTCGAAGCCATGTTTCCTTTTACAACGATTGGCGTATTTAAATCACGTTTAAATATTTTAGCAATAATTTTTTCATGCAGCTCGGGCAAGTCATTACTATACGTAATAATTTTTAAAGGAGCAACATAAGCATATTCAGAAATAGCAACAAGGACATAAGCCTGTGTCTGATTATCGTTTGCTGAACGGGCATAATCATGGTATTTTTGTGCTCGGAGGGAAAATTCAATAACATTTTCGATACCTAATGCTTTTGTTTTAATTGACAATTTTATTTTTTCGTTGCCAATAATACTAAATTCTTCAAGGAAGTTTACTTCGTCGCGAATACCAATTTCGGCGACAATTGATGGTGCAAAAAGACTTTCGTGGATTTTAATAAATCCCACCATATTTCTAATATCAGATGAATCTCCATTAACGTTAGTAATAATACATTCTAATAATTCGTAGGACGATTCATTAAACGAATTACCTTTTTCGTCAACGTAAGATCTATTAAGTTTATCACTCATTTAGCAATTTTTTAAATTCTCTTGTAAACGATTGAATATAAGCAGGAGCAACAACTTTAATTTCCTTTAAAGCCTCGTTATCCTCTAACATATCGTCATATATAGATTTATAATTACTAGCTTCCTCTCCTGCCTGGTATTCAGTTATTTCTTCGTCTGTATTAGTTGGATCAAAATAATAAGCTGGTGATAAAGATCCATCTTTCCAATATTGTGTCGATTCTATCATATAGTTACGATCGATTGTAGAAGGATACAAATGATATGGGGTTGTTGGAGCAAATCTAAGTGCTGCCTCACGGACTTCACTTTGAAATTCTAATTTAACTGAAGGATTTTCGTTTTCTCTAAATTGCACCGTAAAGTCATTAGCAGATTCAGTTGTATAGAATAATTTATTTTTCGCTAAAGCTTTATATTGTAAATCATATGCATTGCCACTACCATTTACCGCTTGACTAGCTTCTTCCTCAGCAAACCAATTCTCTGTCGAATTGTCAATCCAAATAAGAGATTTATTAGGATGGTAGTCAACTATTTTAGCTTCAGCAAAAATTCTCTCGCCAATAGGTGAACTTACAATAGGTCGACAAAGCCTTAAGTAAGGTAAATATTTGTCTTTAAGGATAGGAATTCCTAAAGGTGTTCGTCTTGTGTTGTTAGTATCTGGTTCAGACATTGGAAATCTGAACGCAGATATGTTTTTATACTGATTTGCAATATGGTTTTTAATCTCTGGATCGCTTTTCGGCCAGGCAGACAAACCTTGTTTAAGCGAATCATTACATATAAAAAATGTCCAGTAAAAATCAGGAGTTCCATAAAGCCTTTGTGATAACACATCAGGTCTTTCGCCATGGCCAATTTGGACTTTTTTATACGCGTATAAGTTATTTGCTAATTTTTCAACAATATCGACATAACGAAAATAGTCAGTGATATCTGTAAGTATAGCATTGTTTTCAATACTATATTGAATTTTTGGAAATTGATTAAAAAACATTGTTTATTTGTTTGGATCGCTAAAATCTTTAAAAGATTGCTGAGTGTCTTTGAATTTTTTCTTACCTTCTTCTAATGCTGCACTTTGTAAACCGCTAAACTCACCACCTAGCACAGAAGCTGCCTCCTCTGCCGCACTTTCTCTATCACCATTAGCTTCCAAAGATTCTATTTCGTCGCGTGTAAGAACTTTTGTTTCTTGGAATTGCAAAGACACATCAACTTCGTAAGGCGAATAATCTTTTCTAAATGTGTTAGACGTACTGTTTACAGCTGTTGCGGCTGATATTAAATAACACGAATAAATTTTAGGAACATACTGCAATTCTTTTGAGCCATAAGGTTCCATAAAGAGTATTTCCCATTGGTTTGGATATTTCAGCATAAGATTTCCGCCGCCTAACCTTTTGGCATATACTTGATTTCGAAACGCGTTTTGAATTTGGTCAATGTTTGCAACTTCGCTTTTAGTTCTTCCAATCATTTTAAAATCAAATTGAAAAGATCTTATAGTGTTTCCACTAAATGCAGTATTAGTTTTAGGATTTTGCACAACCTTTCCTCTAAGTTCTAAAGAGGCTGCTACGTTATCTGCTCCTAATTTTCTAGCTGCTAATATACTAGCGCCTAATGTTCCAACAGATTTAAATTCACCAACTACTCTATCTTTAGCAACTTTAGCAGCTTCCATCGCCTTTTCTAAATTTCCTTTACTAGAGCTATTTTTAAATGCATCAACTGTAGCAGCAGCTGCCTCAGCTATAGTATCAATTAATCCCATGTCAATTGTATTATACGAGGCACCGTCACTAAAAGATATTCCTGAAGGGCACGGCAAATGAATACTTACAGCACTTTCTCCGGGCCGGGTTTTACATCTAAATCGAATATAAGGTCTGCCCAAATCTTCAAGATTTTCTGGAAACTTTAGCATAAAAACCCCGCCACCGCCACTTTTGCCACCTCCTCCCGACATTGCCTGACGCACCTTATTGTCTAGTCCACCTGCAATTTTGTTGAGCTCCCCGTCGATAAAGTTGTTTATTATTTCTCGTGCCATATAAATAATCCTTTGATATTATTTATAATAAAAACATGGCTTATTCGGGACGTTATAGGGTAAAGAACCCTAAAAAATACGAAGGTGACTTTAAAAAGGTTAAATACCGTTCACTTTGGGAAAGACAAGCTTTCAAATGGTTAGACAACAATCCAGATATTATTGGGTGGAATTCAGAAGAAGTCATAATTCCATATCGTTGCAAAACTGACAATAAAATTCATCGCTATTTTGTCGATTTATTTGTGCGCACAAAGGATAATAAGCTGTACATTATTGAAATAAAGCCAAAAAAACAGACACAGCCACCTAAACAACCTTCTAGGAAAACAAAAAGGTATTTGACTGAGGTGATGACTTATATTAAAAATGAGTCTAAATGGGAAGCCGCTACAGCATTTGCTAACAAACACGATATGGTATTTCAAATTTGGACTGAGGACACTTTACGCTCATTCGGTATAAAAATCTTATAAATAGAGATAGATGGCAACGTTTATCAATAGACTCGAAGATAGAGCGACAGTTTCTGGCATAGAAAGAAATACGAAGAAGTCTCTTAATTGGTTTAAAAAAGAATTAGCTTCCCTTAAAACTATACCAAGCAGACCTAAACTTTTGTCAGACGAAAACTTTGTTAACAGAACCCGGCCATTGCCAGGGCGGATGTTTATGTACAAATATATTCCAAAGCATAAAGACACATTACCTTATTACGACATGTTTCCTCTAATTTTTTTAGTTGAAAAAGCAAAAGGTGGTTTTTATGGTTTAAACCTGCACTATCTATCACCAAAATACAGAGCAATTTTCTTTGATAACCTAACAGATTTTGCAAATAACGAAAAATATAATCAATCAACCAGACTAAGATTGACATATGATTTTTTATCTTCTAGTTCTAAATTGCGGTATTTCGCTCCTTGTTTTAAGCACTATTTAACTGATCATGTAAAATCGAGAATTGTAGAAGTTCCTGCAAACCACTGGGAGACTGTTTTATTTTTACCGACAGAACAATTTAAGAAAAGCAAAGCCAACACCGTTTGGACAAAATCAAGAAAACAGTTTACCTAATTATGTCATTAAAAAACGATATCAATAACGCACTAAACCCTTCTAAAATTGATGATTTTAAATCAACAATTGGTAAAAGAGGAGGCCTTGCCACATCAAATAGATTTTCTGTTACTATAGTTCCACCGACAGCCTCATTATTAAATCTAGGTGGTCTGTTCGGAGAAGGCCCTGTTGTCAATGATCCGCGGGATATAAGCATTCTTTGTGATTCGTGCTCTATTCCAGGAAGAGCAATTCAAACAGGTGATTATGATGCTTTCGGAGCAACACCAAGGAAGTACCCTACAAATATTATGGAAGAAGATGTAGCGTTTACGTTTACACTAACTAATGATGTTTATATTAAAAAACTTTTTGACAATTGGCTTGAAAGTATCATTGACCCTGTTTCAAATTTAGTTTCTTACGACACCGAATACAAAGTCGATACTCATATTCAATTGTTAGATAAAAATAATGCTACTATCTATGGAGTTCGATTAGTTGATTCGTACCCAACATCTGTCAATAGTATTGATCTTTCGAACGAAAACACTGACAATAAAACACAAGTCTCAGTTAATATGACTTATAGAAGATTCGTGCACGAAACAGGACTTAGATCGATCATAAATAGTACTGACGACAAGCTTAACATGTTTAGGCAACTCATTTAAATTATAAACAAAAAACATTATGCCATTACCAACAATTGAAACACCAAAATACTTTTTAACTGTACCTTCTAGCGAAGAATCAGTTGAATTTAGGCCATTCCTTGTAAAAGAAGAAAAAGTATTAATGATTGCACAAGAAGCAGGCTCTGACGCTAGCATGATTGCTGCAATGAAAGACATTATTAAAGCGTGCACTTTTAACAAATTAGATTTATATTCACTCACAATGAGTGATTTAGAATATATTTTATTACAAATTAGATCTAAAAGTGTAGGCGAAACAACTGAAATCCGCGTGAAATGCGATGAAAGTGGAGAATTCGTAAATGTAACATTAGATTTATCAGAAATTACTGTTAAAAAAGAAAAAAAGGTTGATAACAATATTCAACTTACTGATGATGTTGGAATTACTCTTAAATCACCAGGCCTTAAAGATGCTGAACGTGCTGCAAAAGGAAGAAAAGACATTAATCCACTTATTCAAGCTTTAACAAGTGTTATTGACAGTGTGTATGATAATAACGAGGTTTATCCATTAGGTGATGCATCACCAAAGGAAATAGAAAACTTTATTGATTCGCTAAGCTCAGCACAAGTACAAAAAATAAAAAATTGGCTCGATTGTGCACCTTCATTAAGTCATAAAATTGAATTTGTAGGACCAACTGGTCATAAAAACACAAAAATACTAAGTGGACTTAATGATTTTTTCATATAACCCTTTCTCATAACTCACTTGAAAATTATTATCACGTTCAGTTTTCACTACTACAGCACCATAAATATAGCTTATCAGAATTGGATAACATGATACCGTGGGAAAGGGAGATTTACATAACACTTTTAAAAGATCACATTGAAGAAGAAGAATTAAAACAAAAACAAAACAATGGCTAACGAACCATACATCACTAGAAAGGATTTAGAAACTGTTACACAAAAAGTAACAATTGACAATGCTAAAAAAATTGCTCAACCTCTTATAGATCAACAGAAAAAAAATGACCTTAAAGAGTTAGAGCAAAATATCGAACAAAAAGTTCTTTTTCAAGATATTGCAGACGGCATTAAAGGCCTTGGCGATTCTCTTATTTCAGGACTTAAGTCTTTAATTCCTAAAACTGATGGTGGTTTAAGTAAGTTGTTAGGCTTAGGTCTTGGTTTGTTGTTAGCACCATTTGTAGGATTTATTAGCTTTCTTGGCCAATTAGGAAGAGAATTGAATTTCTTTACTAAAGGAAGAGCTGGAAAATTTTTAGAAAAATTAAAGGTTAGTTTTAAAGGTTTATTTAGTGGTATATTTGACAAACTTAAAAATAGTAAGCTAGGAAAATGGATCGGTGGAATTATTGATAGACTTAAAAATAGCAAATTATTTAAGTCTATTAGCGGCTTATTTCAAAAAGTGTTCGGTGCCGGAAAGGGTGGATTCTTTTCAAGGTTGTTTAGTATTTTTAAATCAATCGTAAAGTTTGCAACGGGCGGTCCTTTTAAAGCAATTATAGGTTTTGCTGGTAAAATAGGAAGAATACTAGGAAAAGTATTTTTACCAATTACCATTATTATGGGAATCTTTGATTTTGTCACAGGTTTCATGAAAGGTTACGAAGAAGATGGTATTGTAGGTGGCATAAAGGAAGGTTTTAACAGTTTGTTTGAAGGATTAATAGGTGGCCTTCTGCGTATTCTAATGTGGATACCAACTAAAATAGCTGAATGGCTTGGCTTTGACAACTTAGCGGAAGAAATTGGTCGTTATACTGAAACGATTATTCAAAGTGTTAAAGATGTATTTGGAGGACTTATCGATGTAATCGTAGGAATATTCACCTGGGATGGTGACAAAGTATTCGGAGGTCTATCAAAAATATGGGATGGAATTACAAGTGCTCTTATGGCTCCGTTTAAAATAATTGGATCTGTCATAAAAGATATTTTTGGAGGTTCCGCAATCCAAAGAGGAATATTGACTTTAAAACAAATTGGCTTACAAATTCAGAGTTTCTTTTTATACTTAGCAGAAGCAATTAATGGCCTTCTTCAAAAAGTCCCAGATTGGCTTTTGCCAGAGTCTGCAGAAAATTTCATCGATGAGATGGATGCTGCCACAAAAGCAACAAAGAGAAGAGTTGACAATGATATTGAAAGTATTAAAACCTTAAAAGCTGAATTGAAGAAAAAAGACGAGCTCGAAGAAAAACTAAAAGCCGAAGAAAAAGAATCTTCGGCCGGCTCAGGTGGTGGAGGTGTTAGTGTACAAGAAGGAGGCACTGCTGTAAATACAACTAATAACGTGACTTACGTCATCCAAAATGGCAGCAACGTTGCTACTGACGCTCTTCAAGCCGCGGGCGGATAGAAATAAAAGGAGGGTGACCTTTCGACCACCCTCCTTTGTTTATTTACTAGTATTATGTTTTATATGTATTAGCCCTTCTTTTTTTCAGGCTTTACTTTACCTTTAGCTCCTTTAGGAAGCTTACCTTTACCTTTATTTTTTTGAGCATTCTTACGACGCTCGGCCATAGCTTTCTTAGCTGCAGCTAGCTCCTTACCTTCAACTTTGCCATTGCCATCCTTATCGAATCGCTTGACCCAAGCCGCTTTGGCTGTCGCTTTCTCTGCATCACAAAGTTTACCATCTTTATTCTTATCGAACTTAGCCATATGGGGAGGGAGCTTACGCTTGCCATCCACCTTTGCAGGTTTAGCTTTATGTTTTCCATCTTTACTGTGATGGTCAGCTGCACAAACTCCCAGTGTGAGAGATGCAACGATTACTGTAATTAATTTAGTTTTCATTATATTATATAGTTTAGCTAGATGCCAATTTAGCAAAGTAGCTGAGAGTGTCTTCATCTGAATCTTCACTCTTAGTTTCATTTACGACTGGAACATTGTCGTCTGTTTCAGCAGCTTTAAAAGGTGTTGCTTCCTTTGTAGTATTCATTTCTACCTGTTGTTCAGTAGTCATTGTTGATGCTACCTCAGCTTCACCTAGAACTTCAAACATTTTACGTTTAAGATCAGAATATGACTTATAGTTTTCAGGGTCAGTGAATTCACTAAGCTTATACAACTTGTTATATGTTTCTTCTAAGCGTGCTTCATCAGCATCATACAATTCACTAGAGGAATCGAATTCAGATTTATCGTAATTGCGATAACCTTCTACTTGACGAATTTTCAATTTGAAGTTAGCGCCTGCCCAAAAATCAAATGGGTTAACTGGCTTTTCATCTTCAAATTGTGGTTGCATAACATCCATAATTTTATCCATGATTTTTTTACCGTATTCATAAAGGAAAACTTTTCCTTCATTTGCTGGATTTGCAGAATCCGATACAACAAGAATATTTGACACGTGATGTAGACGTCGCTTACGCTGCCGTGCAAGTTCTTTATCTTCATCGCGGCCAGTGTTCCATAGTTGTGAGTTCAGTTCAGAAACTGGATCTTGTTGACCAATTGAAGTCAAAGATCTTTCAATGTACCAACGACCAGTTGGTCCTTTAAACCCATGATCCCAATATCGGACCCACGGAAGATCTTCACCAGCTCCAGCTGGCAAAAAACGAATAACAGCATAACCATTACCTGCTTTATCGACAGTTGGTTTCCACAGACGATCATCGCCGTAATTCTTTTTTTCTGTATTTGTGTCAGCAGCAGAGACAAGTTTTGAAATTGCGCTTTCACGATTTTGTTTTAGTTTTTCGAATGACATAGTATTATTTTTTGTATTTGCAGTGTATTGTTTGTTTTTTCCTGACAAGAGCTATATTACCATAAAATGATTAGATTGTAAATACTAAAAGTGCTTTATCTCTAATTTTATTTTTTGGTAATGGCTTTTGCAGCATGATTGATTTATAGCTAATCAGCATATCAATCATGTCTTTATTTATACCCATAGGATCACTTAGAATGTTCCTCAGGCTCTTTAAAAAGTTGACCAATATATCCAATAGGATAACGCTCTCGATGCTAATCTGGCCGCCTCTGAGGGCCTCTAGCACAGGACTCTGAGAAAAGTCTGGTGTAGCTGAACAGATTTCATCAAACGTGTTTCCTTTGTTAGAAAGTGTTTTCATATCTTGTTCAAACATATACGTCAATTTGTCGTAGCGCGCAGTATAAGCACTATACACATCATCAGACATATCGCCAATCCAGCCATTTTGATTTTCAATCAAATTTGCGGTGAAATATTCAATGAGTTGTTCTCTATTGAAACGGCGAGATAGTTTTTCAAAAAAGTAACGATCTCTGCGTTTCTCAAATGTTGCTTGTTTTACAGCGGTTTTAAAATTATATTTTACAGCATCGTAATCAGTAGTGAAATGTAGCTTTAGCGATTGGTAAATTTGATACGCTATATATCCGCTCATTATTCAGATTTTTTGGAAAACTCTGGAATATAGAGTGGAGGCGTGGATTCAGTATCCGGATCTCCACCAAAACAGACTCCTTCACAAAATTCACCTTGGCTTAAGCCGACTTCAGTTTCAATTGTCTCAATTATATCCGCGTAAATTTCATCGCTTTCAACCTCATCTCCAATATCATATCTTTTCGAAGTGTCATAGTGGTGCAAAGATCGATTACCCCATTTAGGTGTTTCCT